TCCTTGTCTACGGTTGTCGTATTTGACCCATCTACTTGCTGATACCTAGGCATGACTGAAAAGCGATTAAGCTCCTCAATGGCGTTAGCCAATTGAGGGTCATACTTTAGGTAAAGCTCAAACAAGCGATCATTTGAACCTGAGAATGTAAGAGGATACGTAAACTTGTCGATTTCGGCAGTGTTTGCGTAACTGAGACCAACTGTGGTCCCACCTGAGTTCTTACATTGTGAGAATAACTCGGATAGAGTAATCTCACCAAGGACCTGTGCTACAAAACTCTTAGCTTTCACCAAGAGTTTATGCATAGCAGGTGCTTCCTTAGGAAGGCGTGGCCAAACTTTAAGGCTTCGACCTTCTTTACTTAACAAATGAACAGGTTTTACATTGGGCAAATCAATCTCACGATTGACGCGTCCAATTCGTTCATTTGTTTTAAGGAATCCATCAATAGCCACAGTACAAAGGCCAAAATTTTTACTAAAATTACTAATTTTAAATTTCTTAATGACCTCATGCTGTTGCCTGGACTTGTAAAGGTTAAATGGATCAGATGAATTCGCTAGCTGGTACACGGATGTGCTAGCAAGGTCAAATGAGATAGCGGACACAAAGCTATCGGCAACTGCGTCCGGGTTAAAAGAGCGTTTTTTCTTTAAACGAGTCATGGTGTTCTCCCCTGACGATGTAACAAGCTACATTACTGTAATGATTGAATCTTCCAGAAGTCCAGAAAATCGGTATCACCGAGCACCTGTGCCCCAATGAGAAGGTAATTTACTACCTCAGCATCAGTAGCATCGATGTCTCGAGCTAGTTCCATCGTTAGAGTATCAGCAGTCAGGGACCCATCAGCTTTTACGCGAGGAAAGGTTAACTTAACCTTATTCCTCGCCTGAGTGAATCCACCGATTGATGAAGCATTTGCTTTAGACGCCTTTTTAGAAAACTCGGCTGTTCTGCGAGTTTTCATAGAGGTATCTGCGGCAAAGTAAGCGACATTTTGGTCTGCCTGAACGCCCATTGTATTAAGCGTTTTCGCGGTACCACCGGTTGGTGAAACAGCTGTAGCGCCATCGTTTATTGATGCATTATTGATTGACATGTTATTGTCCGGTTAATTAGCCTTTTAAGCGTTTCCCGACCAGGGAAGCGACGTCAGCTATGGATGATAATGACCTAAATAACCCTTGTATTTCTACAGGAGGAACTAAGTCGGAGATTGACAACGATATTGGACTACGTTCACGGGATTCCCCGTCAATTATAATCTGGTTACCGTTGAGGCTTATGGTCCAATCTGCTTGAGATTCTGACACTAGTTGTGTCACCTCACGCGTGATGGAGTGACGCGAGTCACATGCCATAAGTACTTTAATATTCGGATCCAGCAGGTTGGTCAAACCTTGAACACTATTACTAATGTTCACTACACGATCAATCACCCAGCTATAAGGCATAACAGCCCAAATACCAGCTGGGATAT